AGGCACGACCGTCAAATGGCTTTTAAAACCAGCTAAACATCAGGAGGATAGATGAGGCAACAACTAACTAATAAACTAAATAACACCATAGAATATGACTCAAATGCAAAGGGTTATAGATACTATGTAGATGGAAATCCAAAATCTAGTGTAACAACGGTTATTGGAAAATACAAAGATACAGGAGCTTTTTCATTTAGGAAAAGAGATAAATGTTTAATAGCTCTTAAAAACAAACTTTTAAGTCAAAATAAACCTTTAGATGAAGTTAACACTTTAATAGAGGATATAAAACGTGAGGGCCAAAAACTAGAAGAAATTGATATGAATATCGGCTCTAATATGCACGAGTTTGTAGAACTTTACTTAAAAGATAAAAAACCAGCATTGTCTAATGAACAACCGCTACAACGAATGCAACAATTGTTTATGGATTGGTGGCCCAAACAAAACTTTATTGTTAAAGCCATAGAGTTACCTCTATATAGTCCAAAATACGACAGAGCTGGGTGTTTAGATATATTAGTCACTAAAAAGAACTGGAATGGTAAACTTGCTTTGATGGATTTTAAAACAAGTAAAGATTTCTATTCTGATCAACCAACTCAATTAGTGACATATAAATCGTTTTTGGAAGAGTCTACTGATTACAAAATATCAAAACTTGCAATCGTTAACATTCCAAAAGACCCAAATAAAAATATATCAATGTGGGCCTTAAATATGAAACATGAAAGTAAATATTTTAAAGCCTTTAGGTGTGCAATGTACCTGGAAAAGATTGATAAATTTTTTAATAAACAAAAGAAAGAGTATAAAAAAAAGGAGGGCAGAAATGTCTAATTTTCAAAAGAAAAGCAAACCGCCATTTGTAGGTTGCAAGACTAATACTATATATCCTACAGGGCAGAAACCACCTATTCCAACATTTAGGAGGAAAATAACAGAGATAGTTTATACTTGCTCTATAACCAAGAGAAAGTTTAAACCTTCGCAAATGCCAATGGAATGGTTTAACCAACCACAAATTCAACAATTTGTAAAACAAGGTTGGGAGATGGAAAAGCAATACACAATTCAAGAGCCTTTCCAAATGCCAAAACATGGCGATAATATAGAACTGATTGAAACTTTTAGATTAGTTAAACCTTATCAAAAACGAGGAAATTTAGGAGCTGGATTTAAAACTTTAGGTGAGTCTATACCTACAATGCCAGTTCAAGAATTTGCTCCTGAAAATGCTAAACCAGTGACTATGGAAGATTATAAAAATATGGAAAGCATGGATGATAAACTTCCAAGAGAGCCAGGTGAGGAGGATGATTGGGATGAGCAATTCTGAAGATTATTTACATTTAGATAGAACTAATCTGATGAATGAGTTGCGAGACTTGTCCGCAAAGTATAATCAATCATATGCAATTCAATTACAAACAGAAACAAGAACCAAAGAGTTAAATGCTAGTTTGTTTATAAAATATAAAACAGGCCAAGAAAAAATATCTGTTAAAGAAATTGACGCAAAGATTATACTAGATCCCAATATGGCCCAGCAAAGGTTAAATGATGATAAGGCTAAAAAAAACTATTTGAAAGCTAAAACCGACTATAATAATATGCTGACCGAGATTTCTCTTTTACAAAGTGAGCTTAAAAGAGAATTACAATTAATGGGTAAGGAGAGATAATGTTATACTTTGGAAAAACAAAATCTGATTGGAAAGCAATCGAACTCCAATATAGACGTGAGTGGCTTTGCTTTGTAGCTGGGTTTGTATTAGGTGCAATTATATTTTAGTGCCTTGTTATATTATAAGGTTCTAAATCATCATTATTATTGAGTGGCCTGTAGGTAATTTCATAATCTAAAAGAAACAGGCCATTCTCTTTAAAATTTTCTAATATTTGAGCTTTGTGTTGAAAGTTTGGATAAGTATCTATAAACGATACAGAAATGGCTTTACCTAAAGGTTCGTTTTCCTCAGAGGGTGCAAAAAAGAATTGTGCGTCTACAAATATATAATCGTTCATATATTGTTCTTAACATATTCTTAAGATTTGGTAATTACTTTTTTTTAAAAGCTGATACTCCTCGAACTCCAAGAATCGTTGAAAAAGACCCAACTACGAGAGCTTGGTAAAATGTAGGGAGGTTTGAAAATTTATCAAAAAATATATCTATCTTTGCCTGAATATTTGGATCATCACTAAATACTGACCAGGCTAATAAAAGCAAAGGAATCGAAATTAATATGAGGCAGAACTCATCTTTCCAGTCCCCTTGTTGTGCTTGTATAGTAACTTTTTTATGTTCCAACTCACCAGCAACAACTCTTTCTAAATGTTTAACCTCTGCTTCACTTTCTAAAAGTTTTGCACGTTTTCTATTTTTATATACCTCAGCTCCTGTTTTAAGAGCTAACTTACCTAATGTGAACCACATTTTAACTCCAATGCCAACTCGCAGTAATGTTTAATTTTTTCATATCTTTCTCTATCACTTTCAAATGCCTTTTTTCTCACACAATATTTCAAAATGCAACCATCAATGAAATCTAGCTTGTGGGCCACAATTAGCTCAATAGGGTCAATTTTTGCGTTTTTATAGTGAGAGCCACCTATTTGCTTATCTAGTGCTGAACCCCTCTTAAAAGCTCTTATTTTGCCTTTAATGACCTTTTTATCATCGACCTTGTCTGTCATACTATCTTCTTAATCCATCTACCTTTATTGTTCAATACCATTGGCAAAAGACGAGGTATTCCATCAAGTATTACACCACAACCTACAATAAACCTGGTTTTATGATTTTTTGAATAAGCAAAAGCTAAATTTTTTTGATTAATAAGGCATCCTACATTCATGGCCCAAAATAGCCTGTCAGGGTTGGCCCAATATTTAATAGTGAACGCAGTATGATAATGGCCTTGAACCGCAGACATTCCCATAGTTTGAGATACCTTTAAAACATCCGCAGATCTGCCATGAGTAAAAAAACATTTCTCACCATTAGACATTGTAATAGTAAGGTCATCGACCCATTTCCATTTTTTAGTTCCTAAAAAGTCACCATAGTCTTTTAAAAATTGTCTACTCATACCAAACTTAACTGCTCGTCTATAAACTAAACTTGAATGATTAGAGTCAACCTCTATTAATTTTGGAAACATAGACTCAAGTTTTTTAATATGATCTTTAGAGGCATTTAACTCGTGTCCTGGACTATATAAATCAGGATCGTGTGTGTGCATTGATATAGCATGAAAGTCTAACAAGTCACCAATTGACATCGTAAAGGTTGGTTTAAATTCTTTTTTTATAGCTTGTAAAAATGCAAAACTATCCTGATGGTGGTAAGGAATGTGCATATCTGAAATAACTAATATCCTTTTCATAGAATATCAACTATAACTTGTATGGCTTGTTTTGTCTATTTATTTAAGTAATGCTATGATTAGATGAGTGACAACTGCAATCGTACATCCCCACATAATTTTTTCAATACGTGAGACTCGTTGATCTAAATGAACTAAATGGTTTCCACGAATAGTTTGTATCTCGTGTTTTAAAAGTTTTAGCTCACCTTCAACTCTTATTAATTGCTCTTTATTTTTTTGACTACTTGTTGCCATAATTACTTTTTACGTTTTTTTCTACGAAGGTCAAGGTCATGCTTTCTTGAGCCTCTAAGAAAACTATTAACTCGACCCATAGACCATGCGGCCATAGAAACTCGTCTAGAACCAGCTCCTAAAAAAGCTCCCTGACCTCTTCTATAAACTTTAACAAGAGTAGAATATGAAACACCTTTTTTTGCTTTTGCTTTACGTCTAAGAGATGTTCTGACCGCTGGTGATAAAGGTCTTCTAAATTTTGATGCCATTATGCCCTCGTTCTTCTTCTTAGTAAGTCTCTTGGTATAAAGCCACCTGATTTATAAATAGATGATACTCGTTTAATTAATCTAGCTCTAGTCGATCTTTTAGATCCTTTGAGACCTGAAAGATATTTTTTAGGGATTCCTGTCTTTTTATCTTTTGGAACGCTTTTTCTTTTTCTTTTTTTTGACATTTCTTCTTCTCTTTCTCATTGGCCTTTTATCTATCATTTCAGCTAGAGTAGATGTAGTTGTAAATCCGTTCATTTTCCAACCTTAGACATTGCAATTTTATGGGCCTGACCAAACGTACGTTTTCTTTTTCCACCTGACCCTGACATCAATCTAGTCATTTCACGCATATGCTTTAGAGTATGATGCTTGGCATGACTTCGCATTGTTTTTTGTTGTCTAGGTGTCAAACCCTTAATAATGTTCCTTATAGATTTAACTTTTACCATTATCTTCTACTAGGTTTCATTTTAGACTTTTTTTTCTTTTTCTTTTTCTTCTTCTTCATTCCTCCATAATGATATGGCATTATTTCCTCGCTTTCTTTTTTTTATTTTTCTTCATTTTTTTCATGATAGCTTTCTGTAAAGCCATCGGCAGTTTCTTTTGTTTTTTTGTAAGCATTATGCTATTACCTCTCCATCTTTCCACTTCATGTCAGGAAGGCCATTTTCATATGAACTTCCATCAAAAGTTAACACTTGTTTTCTGTTTGCACCTTTTTCGTTATAACTAACATGCACCCAGCCACTATTTATATCATTTTTATTTTTTGGATTCCAGTACTCTAAAATAAGCTGATCAAAGTCAACGTTTGATTGTATCCAATAAGCAACCTTTATGTTAGGAACACCAAATATTTCAAGATCACAAGCCTGGCCTTTTGCGTGTTGGCTCGTTCTTTTACTGCCTATTGCAAGACAAAGCTCTTCGCTACGATATCCTGATGTGATAGTAATAGCCTTGTCAAACTTGGCTCTTAAAGGTTCTAGTATTTCATAACATAAATTTTCTAAATTTTTTATATCTCCTGATCCTGGCTCATTGTCTATCCCTTTTCTTATTGCGGTCATAGACTTTGTAAATTCTTCTAATTTAAAATGTTTGGAAAGTTGCATTTTAGACTCCTAGTAGAGCATTAATCTCATCGTCATCTAATCCTAAATCTTTTAACTTTTGTTTGCCTGATGTTTTTTTATCGGCTTTTACTTGTGCTTCAGCATCTAACTCGTTTTGTGCTTGTGTTAATTTGTTTTTTATTTTTGTTTTGCTAATAGATGTTGTTCCATTTTCCCAAACAATACTATCCAAATCATTGCCAGAAATAGACATTTGTGCATCTGGATTTATAATTTTTACTGCTCTATATATTGCTTCTAATGTTGCCATATTATGCTCCAATCTCCATAAGTATTATTGAGCCTGTGTTTCCATTAACATTAAAATAACCTGTACTATTTTGAACTTTAAAGTATGCCTGATATGTAACTTGTGAAGTAGTATTAGGTGAATCTAAAAATTTTATACTTAAAGGAACAATAGATGTTCCACCATCTCCATAAACTGCTGTTAATTCATTTGTGCTAGAATTACTGGCAACATTGGTACTATCTCTGTAAATAGTATAATAAGTATAACCACTTGCCGAGTTATATCCTGTTGTATTAACTAAAATTAAAATTTTACTTGATGTTGCAGATGGGGTTATATTTGCAGTAAGTGTATTTGAACCAGTAACAAAAGATGTTGATGTAGTTGTTCTTTGAGTTGAGTCTGTTGCAGAAATTACTTGTAATACCTTTCCACCACCAGCATCAGCAAATTCTGCTTGTCCTACTGCGGTTGAGCCACTTCCTGTTATGCTTTTAATTTTTATAAATTTATCTGCCGCAATTTGATTATCAGGTAATTTTATTGTGTATGATTGACCTGAACTATGAGGTGGGCTTTGTAAAACAACTCCATGACTATTAACATGACAATTTAATTGTATTTTACCCTCAACTGAACTGCCATCTCCTTTAGCTTCAAAACTTGGTGCTGATGAAGTTGATATTGCATTTATTTTATCTCTTGTTACTGCATCGTTTTGTATCTTTGCTTCTATTACTGAATCTGTTTTTAATTTTGATGCTGAGATAGTGTCATCGCTTGGTGTACCAATATCTAAAACATTTCCATATACCATTATAAAGTTTATGACATCTCCTGTATTTAAAGCTGATGCAAATGTGATTGTAGAGCCTGAAATAGTAAAAGAAGTTTGAGGTGCTTGAATTACACCATTTAAAGATACAAGCATGTGATTTGCAGACTCAGGTG